ATGAAGTCTGATATGGATATGTACTATTCTACTGACGAAGATCTTGTAAAAATAAAAGCACAGCTCGATTACCAGAAAACAATTATTGAAACACTGGAAGAAATCATGGGAAATATTAGATGGCGCCACACCCATGTTAAAAACATATTGGAATTTAAGAAGTTTACTTCTGGAATGTAATGTTAACAGCTTATAAAAAAGACGAATCTAAAGTTCTTCTTAGATCAGATGATTCTGGTATTCTAATGGAGCTTAGTGAGTATTTTACCTTTTATGCAGAAGGCTATAAGTTTATGCCTGCTTATAGGAATAAACTATGGGATGGTAAAATCCGTCTTTTTGATTCTAGATCCCAAACTATTCCATATGGTTTGATGAAAAGAGTTGCTGAATTTTGTCATGAGCGTGGATATAAACTTATATACGACGAGTCTATGAAAGATAATCGTTTCTTCGAGAAGGACGATTTAAAAGAATTTATTGATGAGTCAATAATAAGTATAAAAGACAAATTAATCAAACCAAGAGATTACCAGCTTGATGCATTCGTTCACGGCATTCAAAATAAAAGAGCAATATTAATTTCTCCAACTGGATCAGGAAAATCGCTTATTATCTATATGATGATGAGACATTATCTTGAACGCAGCCACGAAGTTGACAAAAAAGTTTTAATCGTTGTTCCTACCACATCTTTAGTAGAACAAATGTATAAAGACTTTGAGTCATATTCTTGGCAAGATGGTTCATTTGATGTTAATCAAGACGTTCATAGAATTTATTCCGGAAAAGATAAAACAGGATTTACCGCTTCTGTGGTTATTACTACGTGGCAAAGTGCTATTAAACTTCCTATTTCGTGGTTTTCGGTATACGGAATGATCATCGGCGATGAAGCTCACACGTTTAAAGCAAAGTCGTTAACTGCAATCATGAATCGCTTAGTTAATGCTGGATTTAGAATCGGCACTACCGGAACTATTGATGATGCTGTTTCAAATAAAATGACTTTAGAGGGCAATTTTGGTCCTGTGTATAAAGTTACTACAACAAAAGAATTGATAGATGCTGACACTCTTGCGCAGCTTACGATTCAATGCTTAGTGTTAAAATACAGCGATGAAGAACGTAAAGCATGCAAGGGGCTTAAGTATCAAGACGAAATAGATCATATTGTAAGTCACGAAAAAAGGAATAGATTCATAGTTAACTTGACATGTGACCAACAAGGAAATTCATTGGTTCTTTATAACTTAGTTGAAAAACACGGTAAGCCACTATATAACTCTTTCGTAGAAAAGCTTAAAGGTACTGGTAGAAAAGTGTTCTTTGTTTCTGGAGCAGTTAATGCAGATGAAAGGGAAAAAATCCGCGAGGTTACTGAACAGGAAAAGAACGCTGTAATTGTTGCTAGTGTAGGGACGTTTTCTACAGGTATAAATATAGTTAACCTGCACAACATTATGTTTGCTTCTCCGACAAAATCACAAATACGTGTTTTACAGTCGATTGGCCGTGGCCTGAGAAAAACAGAAGATGGGCAAGGGACAACGATATATGATCTAGCCGATGACCTTTCATGGAAAAAGAAAAAGAATTACACGCTAAACCATGCAATAGAACGCGTGAAAATATACGCTAAAGAAAAATTTAAATATAAAATATACGAAGTACCACTATGAATGAAGCGCTGAGGGACTACATGAGAGATTTTGACTTGATGGGATATAGGTTGCGTGACGGTAGTCATATTATAGCAAACGAAGAGAAATACGATTCGGCGCATCACGCATTCTACGTATCATCAGCGGTACAAGTAAATATTAGCGAGGACGGTAAGGCTTTCTTCTCTCCCTGGCTAATAACAAGTGATGAAGAGCAAATAAGAATACTAAACACACATATTATAGCTTCTGCCCCTCCAGTTGAAGATATTATAATACAATACCACAGATATATTATATCAAGTAATTTGCATGGTGCACTTACTAAAAAGGAGATAGGAACTATATTAGATCAATTATTTTATGACGAACTTGATAATCTAGACAATACAGAAATTGATGGTGGTATATTTGATGAATATTCATCACTTGAACCAAAGACTTTAGAATGGAGAAAACAATGGAAACCGTATGACAATTGAGGTTTTTTGTTATTCTAAGAATATTATACACAGAAGTGTAAACCATGTAAATAAAAAAATACACTGAGATGCAAATATATTATGTACATTCGCGCTATAACAGTGTAGAATATGACTACAGATTATGAAAAAGAAAGCTAACGAAAGACCACACTATGTGAACAACAAACAGTTTTCTGGAGCAGTTGTTGACTATGTGAATTCAGCGAATGAAGCTCGTAGCAAGGAAGAGGAGGAACCTATTATTACTGAATATATTGGTACGTGCTTTCTTAAAATTGCCGAGGGCTTATCGCACAAACCAAATTTTTCGGGATATACATACCGTGAAGAAATGGTAATGGATGCCGTAGAAAATTGTATTAAGGCTATTATGAACTACGACGTAAAGAAAGCAACTCGCACTGGTTTACCTAATGCCTTTGCGTACTTTACACAGATTACATATTATGCGTTTTTAAGACGAATTGCTAAAGAGAAAAAGCACCAAGATATTAAGGAATTGTACATGGAGCACGCCGGTGCCGAAGGGTTCATGCACGTTTCAGGTCACGTGGATGAATCGGGCATTGTTGACAGAGTGCGGTTTAAATCTCAATTAATACGCGACCGTGATTCTGCCATTAAGAACTTTGGAAAGTCTCTTAAAAAGAAGAAGAGATCTAAGAAGAGAATTAGCGGCTTACTTGACGAGTTTTTATAATATGCGCCTGGCTATAATTAACGACACTCATTCAGGTGTAAAGAATGGGTCTGACATTTTCTTAAACTATTCTGCCAAATTTTATGATGAGGTTTTCTTTCCGTATCTGTTAAAAAATGACATACGAGACATTATACATCTTGGTGACTATTTTGATCATCGTAGGTTTGTTAACTTTAAAGTTTTAAAGCATAATTATGAAGTTTTCATTAAGAAGCTTTATGATTACGACATGTATATGGATATCATTCCAGGTAATCACGACGTTTACTATAAAAACACAAATGAATTAAATTCTTTAGAGGAAATTTTAGAGAAATACCGCGATAGGATCCGTATACAAATGAATCCTGTTGTTAAGAAAATTGGAGGATTAGATATAGGTTTACTCCCATGGATCTGTGAAGACAACCATGATGAGTCAATGGAGTTTATCAAAAACTCTAAAGCGTCGATTCTTATGGGCCACCTTGAACTCGGTGGGTTTAAATATATGGGCAATGCTAGTATTAAGTCTCATGGCATGGATAAATCATTGTTTGACCGTTACGATGCTGTTTACTCCGGACATTATCACACTAAAAGCACCGAAGGTAATGTCACGTATCTCGGAACGCAATATCAATTAACATGGTCAGACGCCAATGATCCTAAATATTTCCACGTACTTGACACTGAAACTAGAGACCTCGAAGCTGTTAGAAATCCTAACGTTCTGTTCCAAAAAATTTACTACGATGAAGATAACATCCCTGTCATAACAGCTAATCTAGTCAAAGATACGTATATAAAAGTTATTGTTTCTAATAAAAAGGATTTGTATGTTTTTGATAAATTCATGGAGCAAATATATGACTTTAATCCATATGAAGTCAGAATAGTAGAAAACTTTGATGAATACGGTGGAGATAAGATTAATGACGAAGACGTAAAAGTTGACGACACGCCAACGCTGTTGAATAGTTATATTGATGCGACAGAAACAAATTTAGACTCGAATATTCTTAAGAAAATGATGCAAGAACTTTTGATTGAAGCACAAGCCTTAGACAATATATAATGATTACATTTAAGAAACTCACTTGGAAAAACTTTTTATCTACCGGAAATAACGAAACTGAAGTATATCTTAACAAAGATTCTGCCACTCTCGTCGTCGGTTCAAATGGTGCCGGAAAATCTACAATGCTGGACGCATTATCTTTTGCGCTTTTTGGTAAGCCTCACCGTAGTATTAATAAGCCACAATTAGTAAACTCAATCAACAATAAAAATTGTTTAACGACAGTTGAATTTAGTGTAGGTCGTATTGAATACAGAATCATCCGTGGAATTAAACCTAACATATTTGAGGTTTACCGAAATGGGAAGTTACTTAATCAGGAATCACACAGCCGCGACTATCAAAAAATTATTGAACAGAATATTTTAAAACTTAACCACAAATCTTTTCATCAAGTAGTTGTATTAGGGTCTTCAAATTTTATTCCATTCATGCAATTACCTTCGCACCAGCGGAGGAATGTGATCGAAGATCTACTTGATATTGGCATTTTCACTAAGATGAATGGTGTTCTTAAAGAGAAAATTATGGCTCTCCGCCATAAAATGAACGACACTGATAGTGAACTTAACATTCTTAAAGAAACAATTAAACTTCAAACTGCGCATATTAGTGAATTAAAGAAGATTGATTCTACACAAGAAGAAAAAAGAACAAAGGAGATAAGTTCTATCAACGAAGAAATTTCCGTATTAGAAGGCAGCAACTTAGAACTTCAGCATGAGTATGATTTAAATTATAAAACTACTGTTGAAGATCACGAAAAAGCGTCAAGTAATAAAACATCATATACAGTAGAAATTTCTAACCTTAAGCGTAATATGGATGACGTTGTTAAGGAGTCTAAGTTTTATGAAAAAAATGACCACTGTCCAACGTGTTCTCAAGATATTTCTACAGAGCTTAAAGCGTCTAAAAACAAAGAATGCCAAAATAAAGCTAAATCTCTTAATTCGGAGTATGCAACCACAAAGGAGCAGCTAAAGGTATCTGAATCTGAAGTAAATAATTTGTATACTCAAATAGTTCATTTAAACGAAGTTAATAATAGTGTTAGACAAAACGATACACGAATTAATATTCTTAAAAACCGGGTTGAGGCTCTGTCACAAAAAGCCGATGTTCAAGACACTACTGAGGCAGAATCAAAACTTTCAGAGGATAAGGGAAAAAGCTTAAAACTTCTTGAACTTAGATTTGAACAGACTACATTAACTTCTTACTTTGACGCTATTGGTGAATTGTTAAGAGATACTGGTATAAAAACAAAAGTTATCAGGCAGTATCTTCCTATTATGAATAAGCTCATTAACCAGTATTTACAGGTCCTTGACTTTTTTGTTCTTTTTCATCTCGACGATTCATTTAATGAGACAATTAAATCTCGGCATAGGGATGAATTCACATATTCTTCATTTTCAGAAGGAGAAAAACAAAGGATAGATTTGAGTTTACTTTTTTCATGGAGACAGATCGCTCGTATGAAGAACAGCGCAAATACAAATTTACTAATTTTGGACGAGACATTCGATTCAAGTATGGATGCTGATGGTGTTGACAATCTTCTTAAGATTCTAAATACCCTTGGAAAGGAAACTAATGTCTTTATTATTTCTCATAAACAGGACCTTTTAGAAGGAAAGTTTCCTATGAAGATAGAGTTTGAGAAGATTAAAAACTTCAGTCAGATGAAAAAAGATAAAAAATAGTGTGTACACATTGCTCAATTTATGCTATAATACTCACATACAAATACAAACTTCAGTGGTTAATAACCACATTTCATAGCATAACCTAACCTGATTAAGTCCTCGTCTCCTAGCGGAGGCGGGGCAACCTTTAAAAAATGACTGGGATCAAATTCGATTCACAAAAACCTGACTACAGCCTAATCCCGCCCAACGCGTTGGATGATGTAGCTAAAGTGCTAACTTATGGAGCTCAAAAATATGACAGAAACAATTGGCAGCACCTTGAGAATCTTGATAGTCGTTATTTCGCTGCAGCGCAACGTCATCTATGGGCGTTGCAACGAGGTGAAACATTGGACGAGGAGACCGGCATTCATCACGCCGCACACGCAATTTGCTGTATGATGTTTATGCTTGAATTTTATTATTTACAAACTGACTAAAACACTGTATAATATACTCGTTATGAAAATAAGTAAAGAAACAATCGAAGTCCTGAAAAACTTCTCAGGTATTAATCCAAACCTTGTAATTAAACAAGGAAACAAACTATCGACCATCGCCGATGCAAAAAACATTATGGCTAATGTTACTGTAAGCGAAGTCTTTGACACTGAAGTAGGAATTTACGATTTAAATGAATTCCTCTCCGCTCTAAATCTAATTGAAGATCCTGAACTAGATTTTGGAGAAAACTCTGTAACTATTGCGAATAACCGTGCATCAGTAAATTATCGATACTCGGATCCTCTCATTCTCACTTCTCCTCAAAAGGAAGTAAGCATGCCTGATCCTGATTTCACGGTAGAAATAACATCTAATATTATCAGTGAAATTAGAAAAGCTGGCGGGGCTTTGGGTCACGCTGTTGTTTCTATCTCATCTCCTGAAGATAGCGATAAAGTATATTTGGAGGTAAAGGATCCTGACAATTCATCGGCAAATATGTATCGCTTAAATATTGGTGATGACGAGTCCCGCACGTATGATTTCCAATTTCTTATTTCAAATTTAAAACTTTTGCCAGACGACTACGAAATTTCTGTAAGTTCAAAACTGATTTCGCAGTGGAAAGGTATAAATAGTAAAACGCAATACTGGATTGCGCTCGAAAAAAATTCATCATTTAACTCATAACAAAAATAATATATTATGTCAGAAAAAACAGTAGAACCTACTCAAGAAGTAGAAACCGTACAGAATGAAGAGGAACAAACTGAACCTCAGATTTCATTTAATCAAATCGCTGCAGTAACCGAGATCATTGATCTATGTTCAACTCGCGGTTCTTTCAAAGGTGCAGAGCTCGAAGCTGTCGGTCAAATCCGCAATTCGTTCGCAGCATTTGTTAGTTTCCATGCGCCTAAAGAAGAAGAAAACCCGACGTCTGCTCCCAGCGCTGAGGGGACCGAGGAAACCTCGGAGTAGTTAACCGGCAACCTGGGCTAAGTTGTTAAACTGCCCTTATTTAAATATTTATTATGATTGGAACAAAAATGCAAAGAGCTTATATTAAGCTTGTAACAAATAAGAAAGCTCGTACAAGCTCTTCTAAGAAATATTTTCAGGTATATTCTGAAAATGGCACCGCTTATCTTTTTACACAGAGTGATATGGAAAAAGCTTTGAACCGTGCGAAAAAAAATCCAGAGGATACATACCCTGTTCAATTTACCGAACCTGAAGCAAAGGTAGTTGAAAAGGAAGTTGTGAAATACGTCGAAGTTAAAAGTCCTGGCATTTTTTCTAAAATAGCCAATTTTTTTAAGTAAGATCAGGCTCCGGTAGCTCAGTTGGTAGAGAGACTGATTTGTAATCAGTAAGTCGTCGGTTCGAGTCCGACTCGGAGCTCCATTTATTCCGAAGTAGCTCAGCGGTAGAGCGGGTGGCTGTTAACCACTAGGTCGTAGGTTCGAACCCTACCTTCGGAGCCATTTATTGTGTACAATCCGTAAAAATTAGTGTAGAATATATTTGTTT